AAGATAGGATAAAATAATCAAAGATACAAGTTTTTGACGCAAAATTAATATTAAAAAGAGTATTATTTGCTAAAAAGTAAGCTATTTTTTCCAAATAGCTGATGCAATTGCGTACTTTTGAGTTTTTGATGGCAACTGGGCGGCAAGTGGCCATCAGCACCTGGCAACAGCCCCCACCGCCCTACGCTCCCGAGGCAATTGCCTCCTTTTCTTGAGAGGAATATGCAAAGACTTTTTACTTGTATCAAATCGGGACGTGTGTCACCCCACCCCATCGACATCCGCGGTCATGACTCACTATGAGACACGAAAAGCCCCGGCCTGTTCGAGGTCGGGGCTTTAGAAAAAGAAAAGGATACCGAGGCGAGGGCATCCTTTCCGTGTCTTGAGAGATTGACGATTCACAATGTTACCCCTGGTCCTGTTGACCAAGAAGCCTCACAAAGTCGCCTCAGATTTTCTCGGCTGCTCGACGGATGCGATCCGAAAGGTCCACGAGCGCTCCTCGGAGCTGCTCCTTTTCCTCCGGAGAGAACTCACACGGGTTGCCGTGTCCGTCCACCTCGTTGAGCCGCTGATAGAACCACGACACAGACTTCTGGAAATAGTCGCGGGCAATGTGCCCCCAACTGATATTCAGGTCGATGTCACGAAGTGCTGAACGCACCTTAGATTTCTCTGCCTGCTCACCATACTTTAATGCACGCTGGAGGACTTCTTCTTGCTTTGTCATAATCTTATGTTATGTATATCTCTATTCTGAAGGTTTCCGGAAAGACCCCGCCACCGTTAAGCGGCGGGGCTGTCTGTGCTTAATGTGTTTCGAAGAGCTGCTCTTCGAAGAGTTCTCTCGCGTAGGCTTCAAGTTCGTATGGGCTTCTGTCCCATGCATTCCTGAATGCCCTTATCGCAAGTAGTAACTCCCACTCGTCGTCCGAAATTTCCTTCTTCATAGGCTTCCGTTTTAGGGGTTAAACAATAAGTGAATGATCTCGTGTCTCTCTCAAAGACACTGCAAAGGTAGGTATATTTTTTTATACCACCAAATATTTGGTGAAATATTTTATACCATTAATATATTTTTAACATTTCGGGCACAAAAAAGCTGCTTCCACGATGCATCGCGCACCATGGAAGCCCGTGTTCAATAAAAAAGAAATTCTACAATCTAATTAATTAACCAATAACTAAAAACCATAAAACTAATAAGTATCAACTAACGTAACCTTTAGACATTGCCCTGACGCCTCAGGCGCGAACGTAGATATATAATGTATATTATCAATGATAGTATTATCCAGGGGCCAAAGTTAAGCACAGCTCGCTGATATAGCGACAGTTGCTTCTCGATGTGCTTATATACGTACTTGGTATTACGAATTGTACGGAAGTAACGCAGCCGTACATACTTTACGGGTACCATTTCGGTTTTCTGCAGCTGCTGTGGTTTATTGGCCAGCGAGTGGTGTAGGTATGGCACGCCATCCACCCAATGGATGCTGGCATCGCTCTGGGCAAACATGGTTTCGAGGTGACTGGTACTGTCGCGCGTTTCGCGTTCTGCAGTCTGAGCTGGTATCTCTACCGTAACCGTTACGGGTACATAAACAATACTCTCTGTGCGCTCGTAGCTGGCGCTATCGTGGGTATCGGTACGCTCGATAATCTTCTGCGATCTGCAGCCATGCAGGCAGGCCAATATCGCCACAACTATAAGAGCGCCTATACACCAGGCAACAATACGCATGCTGTCGCCACTACGCTGCAGTTTATCATCATAATAATCGCTCATAAGCCAAACTCTTTTTTGAAACGTCTGTAATAAAACAATCTCTGGGCTATACCGTTCTGGCCACCGTTAACCTTCTTTGTGATACGGCGAACGATATCCTCGCCCATCTTACCGCCATCATCCTGATCGGCCAGCTCGTTAAGCTTATGGTTCTGCCAGAACCACATAGAGGCCATCTGATTAAGCGGAAATTCGGCCACCTTACCAGGTTCTTTCACCACATCTACAGTACAGAGATCGGATGCAGCAAAGGCCTTGTAGTTAGCCAGGCCTGTAAGCTGAATGTACCCCCTACCCTTGTACTTCTGGCCATCGCCATCCTTTTCGGGTGTGTTACCTAGGGCTATGGCCTTAGCGCCGGTATCGTAAGCAGCTCCACTGGCCAGCTCTGTAGTATATCGCAGGCAGGCACTTTCGTGCATCACCTGAGCCAGGTAGTGTACCACGCGCTTGGTGTTGTTAATACCATAGGGAATGGCCCACATATTGAATGAGGCTACGAACTCATCGATAACAGCTACAGGTGGCACGCTGCAGCCCACCAGAGCTCGAATAATCTGCTGTCGGTTTATCTGCATAGCTTAATCCTCCATATTTTGTTCAGGATCGTGCTGCATGGCCTTCTCCTTATTCTTAATATACTCGCCTTTTTCGTTGTAATCCTTCAGACGCTTCAGCAGCCATATAGGGCACCAGGGCATAATGGCATTCGAATTCTCGATGATAGAGATAGCCTCGCGGATCAGCATAGCCACACACAGGTATTCGCCAATCCATTGCACGGTGCCAACGGTGTGGTTATGAACCTGGAAGTTTACCATGATGTTAGACAGCATCAGGAGCATAATATAAACGAATACCTTCTTGGCCAGTTTATGGAAGAACTCATCGCTACTGAGGTCTTCTAAGCCCCAGTGTTTAACCATTGAAACAAGGGTATCGATAAGCACGGCCAATGCTATCCACTTTGCAAACTCCCAATCCTGGTACACATACTTCAGAATGTTTACCACAATGGTAAGCGGAAGGGCTGTAACAGCAGCAATAATTGTTTTTGAATACATAATCTTTAAAATTTTTCAGCAAAGATACATATTATATTAATATGTAGAAAGGACAGACATAGACACAGCGTCATACCCTCAGATTTGCAGCCAGCTGCCGAGACATTGAGCTACCATTGTAGCAGTAATGGCACAGTTTTGGCTCAACTAGGAACTAACGCGCATCGAGATGGAAATCATTTGTAGCCATCGTGAGTGCACACCTCGGAAGCTACGCGATGCCTGGCGTAATCACCTGTCACGATCTGCACTACTAAGCGACTTTACAGAATCGGTGGTTGGTCCATCGAGCAGGAAGGAGAATACGAAAGCGTCATACCGAACATTGGTAAAGGGCTTGGAGGATTTTCAACCAGGCATTCGCATTAAGGATATCAATTACGACTTCCTGGAGCGATGGGTAAACTGGCAACGCGATGTGAAGCACGCAATGCCGAATACCATTATTGGACGTCTAAAGGCACTGAGATGCCTGATAAACGAAGCAATTAAACGTGATGTTCTGACCGTCGATGAAGACCCATTTAAGTCCTATGTTATCGGTGAGATGAAAGCAAAGAAAGAGTATCTTACAGAGTCAGAGCTAAGACGATTGGAGCGAGTAGATTGCGTTGATGGACGACATAGACACGTGCGCGATGCGTTTCTATTTTGTTGCTTCACAGGCATCCGTTGGGGCGATTTTAAGGCTCTTAGAAGTCAGCAGCTGAAGAACGGAGTGCTTACCATTGACCAGCTGAAGACAGGGCACATCGTACAGATACCATTAGCAGAGATCTTCGGAGGTAAGGCAATGACCATCGTCGAACATTATCACTCGTTGGAAGCATTTGCTAACATCGGCCACAATAGTTACTGCAATCAAATAATCCGCGAGGTGGCCGCTGCAGCTGGCATCCGTAAGCGTGTACACTGGCACCTTGCTCGTCACACTTGCGGAACCCTGTTAAACCAGCATGGTCTACAGATGCAAGAGATTCAACACGTTCTTGGGCACCAACGCCTTGAAACCACCGAACGCCATTATGCGGCCACATCCTACGAACAGGTTAAAAGGAGCGTTAAAAAGGCTTTTAAACATTAAGAAGAGTGACTATCAGTCACCCTTCCAATAGTAAATCGACGCCCCAGTACTGGAGTCGCCAGAAATTCTCACGCTCGCCTCATTGAGAGTTTCCCACTCTGGCGATTCACAATGCACGTGCTCGTGCCGTTCTAATTTGTGGCATTCCTGGAAAATCATCAGAAATGTCGCCACGGTCATTAGTATCATTCTCATTTTTTATTTAAAAACTAAGAAATCGATTTAAATTATAAATAGTTATTTGAAAATAATCCTGGGCGGGGATATTAGGGAAATCATCGCCCCTAGCCCTACTCCGCTGTCTATAACAAGGGATATTGGTGATTGGAGTGGAAATGCAACAGAGATCGTTGATTTCAATTTCAAAAAAACTACTGGCACCACAACGTCTGTGTCGTTAGAAGCAAATAAAGACTATAAGGAATTATTCGCAGTATCCTCGGCTTCAGCAGCATTTGGCGTAATTCGTGATATTGGTGATTATGGCTCTGATGCTCCTGTCTGCCTGGATTTTTATTTTAGAACGACCTCTGGTGATATCAAAGTTGGTAACTTCCAGGTTAATAAGAACAGCGGCGAACTATATTGGGTAAATGAGGTCACTGGAAATAGTACTAAATTAGCATAACAACAATTTGTATTGTTCTTCTGACAATAAAAGGTAGGAAAAGTCCTACCTTTTATTGTTTTAACTCAATCTGTTTCCATGCTGACCAATTTCCCCAATAAGAGCGCAAGTAAGCCTTTGAACCATCATAAGCAGCAGCTATTTGAATACCAAAGAAGTCTGCGAGGAAAGTAACAAGCAAACATGATTTGTCACTAAATGGAGCATTACTCCAAGTCGCTCCAGCACCAGCTTGTAACGCATATAATGTTTTATATGCAGTAAGGTTATTGAAGTTTACAGATTCCGTAATGTTTAATGGAGTCATTGCATTTACGCCCAGTTCTTAAACCAACGAGAGCCAGTTACTCCAACTATTACCAGAACGTCTTCTTACCCATGCACCATTAACATTAAAGGCGAATTGCCCCCTATCAAGATTGTTAACCAATGTTATTATCCAACAATAATCTGATGGTGCATTGCTTCCACCTTCGATATAATAGGCAAAGCCAAATTCAAGGTCGTTGCAATTTCCTATAAAACCCCTCATCGTTGGTACGCCTTTATCGCCCAGTTAGATTTCATTCCATCCTATATAATGGCCATAATAACAAAGTCTACCACCACGGCCATCTACGGGAATACCTATAGCAGCTTCTAGAGAACTACCTGTATAAAGAGAGATAACTACATAGAAAGCATCACTTTTACCGCTAATCAAGCCACTTGTGTACATTATTCTGATACACCAATTATGACTTGTATCAAAACTTATTGATTGGCCATTTATATACCCACCTATCAATACGCCCAGAACTGATGCGAGGTTGGCTGGGGAGATGGTGCCGAGGTCGCTATTGCCGTCGGTGGCAAGGATGCGAGAGATAGCGGTGCCCTTGTCAAGATTGTTAACCAGCGCGCCAAGTGCAGAGCGGATAGCCTCGTCGATGTACGCCTTGATTGCTGTATTGAAGCCTTCGGTATCATCGTTGACCAACAGGAACTTTAGATTTGCGATGCTTGCAGCGCCTGATACAGGCGTTCGCTCTGCCAACTTCTTATCCTCCACATACACAGGTGAACTACCCTCATTCTGTAATGCATTGGTAAAATGTCTATTATCTGCCATAATTCGTTTCCTTTCTTAATTTAAATGTTAATACTCATGTTATTCTGATTCTGCTTCGGCATAGCCTTCGAGAGATGCGACGGGACGTACGGCGAGCTCATCGGTCTGACCACGCCACATGGCGAATTTTCCATCTGCCATTGACATGTGCCATGCATGTTCGTTCGAGAACATCTGCGATGTCCAATAGTCATCATCACCGAGAAGGGTTCCGCCAACAGTATTCAATAGTTCGTTTACCTCAGCCTTATGGGCATGGATAAGTGCTAGTTCACCACCTGATGGAAGCCAACCAAAAGCTTTCGAGACAACAACGGCGCCACTCTTCAGCTCATAGTGAGCGATGATAAAGTCGGTACGCTGCTGGCCGTCGAAATCACTCATCGCCGATGTAATGTCCCTACGCTTATCACCGATGGGGATATCCTCTGACAAACCACCGTACGGCAATAGCTGCTCAGTCAGACTGACTAAGATTGCGTTTTCGCCATCGATGATGCCGATACCGTCAACATGATAACCACTCTCATAGCCCACCATCGAACTTACGAGAATCTTCTGCTTACCCTTGCTAAGGGCAATGAGCACTTTTGCAATCGTCTGCAGTGCTTGAATGTTTCCTAATTCTTCCATTGTTATTGCTTTCTATGATTAATGACTAATTGTAGTAACCTTTGTCACAGGATCGTAGCTAAACGCTGCCGTAGCTGGGAAAGTAATAATCTTTGTTGCAGGATTGTATGTCGGCGAACGCATAGCGTCTATCTGCGCTTTGGTATAGACTTGTACGATATTGCTTGTCTGACCATTCTTGGTTTTGGTCAGGTTTCCAGTCTGAGCATTGAAGTTCACTTCCGACACGCGGCCTGCAAGATCGTTCCTCTCAGCCTCTGTCATTTCGCTGTAGTCGAGGTCGGAACCACGGGCGTATGCATTCTTCACATACTGCTGGGATGTGTGGCTCCAGACGTACCAGTAATTTACGTCGCCTGGTTTAGCCTGTGTGCCATCAGCAATATAGGGAGGATGCGAGTTATATTCCTCTGCAAGGTCAGTAGCGGCCACCGAATCCTGATGGTCACTCACAGCTTGCTGGTGATCCTGGTTTGCCAAGGTATGATCGGTGCCAGCAGTAGCATGGTCGGTACCTGCCGTAGCATGATCACCCTCGGCGCGAGAATGATCGGTGCCAGCAGTAGTATGATCATCCTCAGCACGAGTATGATCTGAGCCTGCCTGAGAGTGTAATAAATTCCAAGCCTTACGCACACTGTTATTGCTAGTATCACTTGCACCAAACCACGACGTCCATATGCTCTGAATATCAGTTAGCCAACCTTCAGCAGAAGTCTTAAAACCATTATTATTACTACCATTAAACCATGATTTCACCTGATTCCAAATAGACAAAGCGTTAGCTGCAGCATCAATAGCGGCATCAGCAGCAGTATTTGCTGCACCTGTTGCGGTATCGGCAGCTCCCGCCGCGGTATTGGCAGCGCTAGTTGCATCGTTGGCATTGCCGATAGCAGTATTCACGGTGCTCACTAACGTATTCCAACTCGTCTGGAACGTAGCCAGTGCGCGATTGAGATATGTTTTTATCACCGCCAACTTCATCGAGACATAACCCACCGGCACACCGTTCTGTTGACGTATGCCTGGCAATGTCACATCATCATCGATATCATCTACGTTATCGATAACGTCGTTCTCATTTTCTACAGAGTATCCCAGCTCATCGAGAGCCTCGGCCACTTGTTGCTTAAATTCTTCTGTTACTGCCATATCTTATTACGCTTTTACTTTTAAAAATCCATTATTATCTACATACAGGCCGCCCACAGGCAGATTCGATATACCAGCCGATTCTGCAGGCAAACCACCATTACCCGAGCCGATACTTCTGATATACGGATAACCATTATCAGTAATTCCGATTATTAGGTTATCAGCACCTTCACCACCTTGCGGTGTAGAACCGAAAGAGATCGACTGCGGATCGAGCAATACCTTATACCTAGAAATCGGCGTACCGTTTCTCAATCTTACGTCATCCATACGAAAATAGCCCAGAGCCGTTCCGTCAGGTCGCACGTAAGCACCGAAGTGGGCAACATCGCCGATATACTCACTAATGAGTGCCTGTATGGCATATCCAAACCATTCACTAAATCCTACCTTAGGGGTAGTAACTGACTTAAATACCAACCTCCTTGATTCATCAGACGACAACAACTCGAACGAAGGAGTACCATCTATACTCGTTGGTTTGCAATTAACGGAATCTGCCTGTAAATTCACACTCCTGTTATCCCCATCAATATTGATACCTACCCTTCCAAGTGCGGTATATACTGCAGCATTAATTGCATCAGCATACTGCGACACTTCCGACTGTTTAATGTGACGCTTACCATCCTGGCCAGTGGTGGTTATTTCTTCTAGCTTCGACACATTTTCACGGCTGCTGCGGATAAAGGTACCGATTGATTCGAGAGTGTCGTAAGTAGAGCCATTCCATGAGAATTTCAGTTTGTTGGCAACGGCCGTCTGGGTGTCACCTATCACCGATTCTTTCCACGAGCCAAGCCAGTTTACAGCAAACGCCAGGCGTGCAGGTATCGTTACACCGTCGCCAGTCACAGCCATATCCACATAACCAGTCAACACGTCGGTAGAATTAATACCAGTGATAGAAACTGTGGTCCCACTCACGCTGGTACTGCAACCTTGACGAGAGGTAACGGTAATATTCGTTACGCTAATCTCCGTACCAGCCTTATACATCTTAACTACCGTCTTGGCGTTGCTCAACACCAATGGATAGCTCCCGTTCTGCTTGGTGGTGCTCTGCTCAATGATAAGCGCCGGTGGCATCAGCACCACGCTATAACTGTCGTCACCATCGTAGTAGTCCACACCTTTGCGTGGAGTATATCCATCATCGCCATCAGTACCATCTACACCCTTTGCCACCTGTTTTACCCACGCGTTACCAGTACCAGGTTCTTCGACAGTCCAGTTTCTAACACGTGTAGCTCCATCCGTACGTGTAGGGATAGTGTTACCTTGAGCATCCTCCCAATGAGCGCCGTCGCTCACTACACACAGCCAAAGACTGCCTGCATGGCTCACACGGTCGTAATAATAGTAACGGGTGTTAGTCTGGTACTCACCACGGTCAATAGGTTGGCGGTACAGCGTATTCTCTATCTGGAAATAGAATTCGGGACCATAGAACTTGTAGCCCGTAGCAGGCGACAATACCATTTTCTGTGGGTCGCCACCCCACCAGCACTGGTTCAGGTCGAACGTGTAGATTCCTTTATAACCTTTAATAGCCGGACTGTCTGCACCGTTCACCTCTAAGGCAATCAGGTTCATACGGTGCGGATTCAGATCGTTACCGAACTGTACCACGTGGTCGCCAGCTGCAGGTATATCGCTTCCCTTCATGCAATGAGGCGGATTGCCTACAGCCGACTGTTCCAGGTCATAGTTCATCTCTACATCGATATAGTGGTACCACTTTCCATCGTCGAGTCTTACAGGGTCGTCAGACTTGCCGCACAAACGGCGCCACCAGAAAACGTTTCCTATCTTCGACTCCAATCCCTGCAGGTAGGTCTTGCGGTTCGAGTTCTTCAGATTCATCGTCTGACAGCGTGCCATGTCATTGCCCGTAGCGCTCAGGCTCTCGCTGTCATAAACCTGCCACAGGTTCTCTACTTCGGTATCGCCATCCTTTGCTAAAAAATAACAACGCACACGGCGGATGCGACTGATATCCCCGGCCTCTATCATCAGACGCGTTTTTCTCAGTCGACCGAAGAAACGACCATGTAACAGGAATGGTACCTTTCTCAACATCCAAGGTACGGTGGTCACGCTGTAGCCCATTCTATGATCGTCGCCATCGTAGTAATCGGTGCGCAGGATAACGTTAGCCGCACAGCTTCGAATTTCGTTACCAGCCACCGCCGTTTCTTTCTTCACCTCTAATTCCTCAAAGGTGGCCTTCTTACGTACATACAAATTATCCACCACCAACTTGCTCGAACCCGTAGAATCTCTACCTGTAAGCATGTAGCCCGTATCAGCCATACCCTCGCCCGTGTAGTTAGAGCTCTGAATATTGTCGGTGGTGACTCCTTCATCTACACTGATGCTTTTTTTGAATTCAATATTCCCTAGTGCCTCGTCGTCGTTCTGCCTCGATAAATACTTACTGTCAAAATCAGTACCTCTCAGCGAATCTATCCACGCTTTCAGTTTGTCAAAATTGCGTTTCAACTTCAGACGTGCCGACAGTCCGGTATCACCCGAACCATCAAACCATGGTTCGATATCTTCGAACTGTATACCTTGCTGTTTATCGTTGGCCATAACTATCAATCAATAGAGGTTATTATCTCGTGATTAAAACTCATCAGTAAGGGCTGCCAAAAGTGTTTGGCTTCGCCGGTATCCTGATCGGTATAAGTGAGCATATAATTATTCAGATCATCCTCGCCACGTTTTTCGTTCTTTACCAGCAGCGCATGTTCTACACTTACTTCGCCATGGCTCATGTGCTTCTGTGTCGAGTACGTCATAAAGCTAAAGGCAAAGGGCTGTCCCTTCGCCGTTAGCTCTCGCATCTTATGAATAGCTTCGTAAACTGTCATAGTGCAAAGATAGGTATAATAGGATGTATCAAAAAGGACACGCTTAGCGGCTGGCATTCTGCTCCAGACGTTCTTCCTGCTTAATCTTCTTACGAAGCTCACGAACAGTCAAGCTGTCGGCAGTATTACTCTCGATAGCTCGCAGTAATTGCATAACTTCATCATCCTCGCGTCTGAAAGCTATTCCTGGATCACCTAACGGGTCATCGCTATTCGTATAACCACCGCGAGCACGGCCACCGCCGTAAGCTTCTTCGAGCATGCGAGTGGAATTCAGCATCCGGATATCACCTATCTTCTGGTGGCGATCTATCACATCCAACAGCGGACGGATCTCAGGATTGGCCACAGCATGATGATTGGCCACAAACTCGTTCTGGTGTACAGGAATCACACCAGCCTGCTTATGTGGATCACCCTTAGCGGTATAGCCTTCAGAGTAACCACCTTCGTACAGTCCTGCAGCTTGATCTGCCTGCGCTTTAGCGGTAGCCAGCTGAATAGCGCCTTGTGCTGCAGCAAGCGCAGAGAGGGCAGCTGCTATCGCAGGCTGTGCCGACCATGTTTTCCACACATTGGCGATTGACTGGGCCGTAGCTGCAATAATCTGCAGCACCTGTAGTTTGAATTGTTTCTGGGCATATTTCTTTTGGATAGCGGCTTTCTCCGCCTCCATCTGTTCTTCCAGTTTGGTAGTATCCTTGCCTGCTTTCTTGGCTGCGTTAATCTGCGATTTATAGCGCTTCTCTACAGCCGACATCTCACGATTCTGCATGAGAGAGAAAAGTTGGCCAGCAGACTGCAGTAACTGATTTCCTGTATCGATAGCAGCCTGCTGGATCGCCTGGCGAGCATCTTCCTCCTGCTGGGCAATCATTGTTTTATTCTGCTGGTACTGCTGGAACGATATCAAATCCTGATCGTAGTACTGCTGATTCAGCTCACGCATCTTATCGAAAGAAGACTCCTCGCTAAGATGATTCTGCAGTATTGAGTTATTTGTATTCTGATAACTCTTCGTAAAGTTCTCTTCTGCAGTTCTTTTCTGCTGCAACTGCTGAAGTTCCAGCTGCGCCATTTGTTTCTGGGCCGCAATATACTCATCCGAACCTTCCCGCATTAAATTAATGCGCTGCTGCTGGTATTTAACTTCCAGCTCCAGTTTTTTCTGGTCGTATTCTTCTTGTGTTTTTATCTCTCCATCCAATTTCTGTCGAGACAGGGTTATCTGTTCGGCGAATTGTTGGTTATCGAGATCCCTCAGCTTCTCAGCTAATTCGTGCTTACGCATTTCCTCGCGGGTATTAGCCTCCTTAGCTATATTGTCGAGAGCTTGGTTAGCCACCTCCATTCTTTCGCTTTCTGAGGCATGGTATTTATCACGAATACCTGCAAGCTCATTCAGATAACTACGTTCTGCAGCAAATTCTTTTAAATGCCATTCATCCTGTAAATCCTTCTTTCCCTGGTACTGTTGCTTCAGCATTATCTTTTCGCGCTCAAAGGCCTGCTTAGCCAAGGCTTCAGCCTCCTTACGCTGCTTATCTATCTTATTATTCTTACCGCCGCTCCCAGAAGGATCGTTATTATCACCGTTATCGGGATTATTGTTAGTAGAATCAGAATTTTCACCCGAAAGAAGTATTGGACTACCACCTAGATCTTTAACACGATTTTCAAGTGTGGTTATTTTGTCGTCCGTATCAGCCAACGCTTTATCTGCTTTGTCGAGCTCGCGCTTCAGACTAGCTTCCTCACCAATTCCCAGCCAGCGCATAAGATTAAGCGCTGGGCTATTGCCTCCCTGGAGGGTATTTGTTTGCTTTGTATTCCAATACTTATCCGACGCGGCTCGCTGGGCATCCTCTTGGTCTGCCTGGCGCGCGTACAGTTCTTCAAGTTTGCTTTGATAGGCTTTCAGCCGGATCTGTTTCTCTAACGAGATAAGATAATCATCAATAGCCTTTTTATTATCACGCGTCAACTTGCCCTCTGTATCAAGCATTCCGTTGTAATCCGGAATTATTTCTTTCAACTTATCCAGGGCTTTCTTGCGATCATCTAAGCTAACGCGTTCGTCACGCATAGCAGCATCGAGGCGCTTTATTTCTCGTGTCTGATCAGAATACTTATCAGAGGCTTCTGCGTCTACTTTGTTTAGCTCTTCGCGCAACTGTTTCGATTCGGCCAAGCGGGTTTTGTATTTATCGTAGAGCACCAACAGCGTAGTCAAGCCACCAATAACCAGTCCCCATGGCGTAGCCTTAGTAACGGCATTCATAATTTTAGTGGCGTTAGCTGCTAATTTAATCGATGCGGTATAAGCGCCTATACCTAAAGTCAATCTAGATATCGTGCCTATATTGCGAGTAACAAAATCTGCTACAGACGCCAGAACCTGCAATACCGTTTTTGTAGTAACCAATCCGCCTTCAACAATTGGCATCAACTTCTGACCTAATTCCACAGAAACATCGTTTAGCGATTTTTTCGCCATCTCCAATTTTGCTGCTGCAGAACTATTTGCGTTATTGAATTCATCGATAATCGAAGTTCCTTCGTCGTAGGCCTGCTTGGCATCGCTCTGCGCTTTCTTTAACTCATCCATCTTGTTAATGAGAGAAGATATCACAGGAACAGCCTGAGTACCCTGCATCTTTAGAGATTTTAAAGCTGGTGCCAAACTATCAAAGCCGCCATTTCTCTTCAATCCCTCCAGGAACTGAAGGATAGCTGTGTTGGCGTCTGTTTTTAATAGATTCGTAAACGCCTGTACATCCAGTTTAGCTGCCTTAGCAAACTTCGCTGGATCTGTAAACATCTTGGTTATTAATTGGGCGAACACGCCGCTGGCCGTCTGGCCTTCAACACCAGCCTGACTAAGCGCTGAAGCGTAGCCCATAATATCAGTCTGCGAAATTTTAGCATTCACGGCCATACCAGCCATTGAACTTGTAAACTCTGTAATAAATCCGGTATTAGCAGAACTGTTAGCACCCAGAACATTGATCGCGGATCCAGTGGCCAGCATAGCACCATTAAGGCCTTTGGTTTTATCTTCACCAAATACCATGGTTAGTTTACCAATCTGATCAATAGCGCCCTCTCCCAAATCATCACCCAAGGCGACATTAATTTTATCCGCCGCATCTACAAAGCCTACAATATCCTTCTCAGCCGTAATTCCCAGTCTACCTGCAGCACCTGCCAGTGCATTTAGCTCTTCGCGAGCTGTTCTGGTAGTCATTACCTTAAAGGATTCGTTCATGTGCTCCACCTCAGCTTTGGTCTGACCAGTATATTTCATAACATCGGTCATTGCGTCATCCATCTTAGCAAATGACTGCACATACTGATCGGCCCAACTTATTACACGATCTTTAAGAGCTAGCAAGTTTACTAATCCAGTAGCAGCATAGCTTATATTTTGTGTAAAGGCAGTAAGCGAAGTTTTCGTTTCCGATGCAACAGATTTTAGTTCTTTCATCCGATTCTTTACTGCATCAAGCTCGCGCTTATACTCATCAAACTCTTCTGATTTAGGATTGAGGTTATTTAATACTGCTGTCAAATCTTTGGCACGCTGGCCTAATTGGGATATTGATAGCTTCGAAAGATTGGAACTACGAGTCCATTCTTTCATACGCATTTCATTTCTATGCAACTCTGCAGCTTGTTTGCTTAGTGAGCTACTTAATTTATCGTACTCTTCACGCTGCTCTTTGGTCATAGCTTTAAGGCCATTCTTAGCAAGCTTATCCATAGCACGGCGCGTCTTTTCCAACTCCCTTTGTCCATCTTTAAGATCCGACTGGAGCTGCTGCAATTGTTGTTGGTCGTAATCCGGTTTAATATTAAAACGCAGATTCACAGTATCTACTGAAATACCCATATAATAATATCTTTACGTAAATTTACTACGCAAAGATATATATAATAGAGTGTTGACAAAAAGACAAAAAAATAGACGAAGTTATTATTCTTCGTCTAAATTATATCATTGGCGTTCCAATAGGCCCATTCCACTTGTGATCTGTAAACCACCAGTTTTTTCTCTTCGGTTTCCAAGATTTCTTAGCGTTATCACGGGCAATCATTCGGACTCCCGAAATTATTGCTACAACTCCTAACAGACCAATTACAAAATCCATATTTAACTCCTTTCTTCTTTTGTTCACTGCAAAGGTAGGCAATTATTCATAATTCTGCAAGGGAAAATCCCTATTTTGTAGGATAAAAACCCTATTTTGCAGCATATTCAGCCTTCGCCTGACTTAAAATACCTTGTATCCTCTTTAATTCATCATCACTCATACCAGCAGTTAACCTTCTAACGAGTCTACCATAACCGCCATAACGGTTTTTATTATACCACTGCACCTTCTTCGGGCGGTGATTCTTTGTTTTCCAGACATCGTGGTTACTCTGATCGCTCAGACGCTTTTTGCGTTTCCTCGCCATAACCTCAATCATTCGGCCATAAGTCATAAAACTAATGCCTAATGAGAAATTTCCCTGATAATCCTGGCTTGTATGATAATCTAAAGAATCTAACAGTTGGCCGGTATCTATAAGCTTTGCTTTTTCTATGGCATCAGCAAATCGATCCACAAGCCATTCACCATGTTGCGACAACTCTTCCTGGATAAACAGATTTACTTCTTTATAACTATACTCACTCATGCCTTTGCCAAGAATTAATCATTCCATCTACCATCATCCAGCCAGGCCCCACCATCATCCCATACACCATCGGTTAGTACCCAGCGGTTCTCTATGGCGGTGTCTGTGATAGTGATAGGATAGCACGTCAACTTCCACTTTTTCTGTCGGCCTTCAGTAGTAATTGTTTCCTCGACATCACGTACAACATAACGACGATTGCGGATTACATACACCTGCCGCGGATCTATCACATTCGGATCATAGGTTTCAAAAGTGATAGCATGGCGAGTATCAATCTCGTATCCACCCTGATAGTAACCATCGTTCATATCTTGCAGACGCAACGAGCCTTCTGGGCCAATAATAGTATCGACTATCATTGGATATAGAAGCGCCTGTATTAGAGCATGGTAGGCATCCGTATAGGCTACTGGAGTATTATTCCCTAAAACAGAACCATTATGAAAAGCGCAATACAAATCAATGGCTGCAGCTTCTTTCTTCTCGAAAGATCTGATATCACCCTCAGCGCTCTCAGATTCTGTAGACTCTTCTGTCTGTGTGCTTTCCTCTCCATAGCTTTTATATCCATCGCTAGTACCGATATCAACCACTTCGCACCCAACCATACCAAGCCATGCCATAGGTGCTGGCACTATCTTTAGTTCAAGCGTAGAATCTGTATCTTCGCGATCCAAATTACCGTACTGGTTAAGCTCTATCCTAAAAGTATCTGTAGCCGTAGTATTCTGCTGCTGTACTTCGTATTCGCGCGACACCTTTATATAGTAGCGCCCTGTAACTCGATCCTTATACACCTTCTTAAAATCGCTGATGGCAGTATCGATATTTACAAAATCAAACTCTTCGATATCTGCAGCCTCCAAATACCCTTCTGGCAGTTGCACTATCTTGCTCCAGTAACTGTCTGGCATATCGTAGCTTACATCTGATGTAGTAAACTCAGCTTCGCGCGAGTCGTCATCCTGTGACTCCGCCTCGTACGCGTCAACTACGTTACGAACAGTAAACTGCCTGGCATTCGCATAGAACTGTGTTTTAAGAAGTATGGCACATGTTTTATTAAGATTGTCAGTAATAAACACTACACCGGTAAGCCGTTCAACCTCTGTCAGGAAATCTTTCACCGTCCAGCCAGGTAACATCTTGGCATATTCGGTAGTAAAGATTGTATTAACCAGAAACAAGTTCTTAAACTGAGTATTCTCCAGATGATTCTCTGTTACGGTATATCCCAGTGCTTCCATCAATCGGCGCAACAGCGCACACAGATACGGCTGTGGACGCAGATCAGAGGCAGGAAGAATTGTATTACCAGTACGACGCCCAGCCATAATATGGCCTCGAACATATCTATTATAGACATACCCAGACTGCGAACGGATGGTGGGCAAACAAAACTCCACATCCGGAAAACTATCCGTGGGATTTATGGAGGTAACTGTTGTTTCTATCTCACCTAAATCCAACTCCTCGATTTTCTGATCCTGGCCAATGAAGTAATTCAACTCCGATTCTCCAGATACAATCTGGATGGTTACACTCTCCTGAGTCCAACGGGTAACAATTTCGGTACCTCTGGCGTACACATGACCATCAGCAATCAGTACAGCTGTACGCTTAGTATCCAGTTGATCGGTTTTATTCAGGCGCTGCAGGAATCCATATAGCGTACGGTTAGTGGGATTATCCAGGCGTAGCGTACAGTCGTAGGTATATTCACCATTCTTGGTAAAGAATGAGTTTTCACGCTTCACTGTTACAGTAAAATTCTGTGGCAGCGTTACCTCTACACCGGCTATCAGTAATTGCGTCATACCTCTTTGTCTTTAAGCTTGAAAGTTACACTCAGGCCATTAAAACCGCCATAAGTATTATACTCCCACTCCACCACTAAAGGACGTGAATAATCCACCTCCCCATTATCACAGAAGTTATCAAAGCCATCATAATTAGTCAATAGCCTTACAATCTCTATCATTAATTGCTGTAGTTTGCTGTAGCTCTCGAATTCAGATTCAGTGCCTTGGTAGTCTTCTGGCATTTTCTCCAGTACCATAAGCAAGCACTCACCCTCACTCTGGAACCAGCTACTTTTACTAATTTCGGCACCAGGTATATTACCGGCCACCACAATGCCAGCTTTATCCTTCAGTAAGTTTACGAGCTGTGTTTCTGTCACAGCCAAACGAATAGTGATATCATCATCTATCTTGGCTGCTTTCTTGGCAGAATTCACCAGTTCTGAAACGAATTGTCTATAATCGTTGATGGGTATCATAACAGTAACAATGGATTAGCAGTTTGGAAAGAAATCTCAATCTTTGAGCCATGGAAATTACGACGATCGCGACTGAGATTTGATTTGGTAATTACGACATCATTCCACTGGCCATGCAGTAGTACCTGGGCTTTACGAGCTGTAAGCAGATCCTGCCAGGTATCCACTTCATCCTCGTGGTGTAACTGGCCACTATACAGCGTGTATTCGGAAGTACTTTTTACATCGAACCTCGTACGACGTCCAAGCATCATGGCCGTATCATCCTGAGCTTGTGGTTTATCAGTCATATAGTTTGCTACCACTGTCTCCGGCACATCGTAGCGATTCAGGAACCGTACACACACATTATCAGCACATACAGCTGGCAGAATCTTCAGCAACAGCTCGCTACCAATATTCAGAGCCGTACCATCGCCGTAATATTGAGGGAATAACACAGCTGGATCACAGTCAACAGTTGTTACCTGGCCGACATTGCCGATGACAACAGTACGATTGGTACCAACCAATCCGACAGTCACTTGCCCGATAACTGTTACCAGTTTTTGAGTACCAGGATAACACACACCATTACAAGCAGCTGCTAAAACCACCTTCTGTCCCTGTGGATCTCGCGGATTCAGTAGGCGTTGGGCGTATAGTGTGGATGTAATATCTGCCTCGCCAGTCATTTTCACGGTGACGGAAGCTTGCGCATTATTCTGAACACCCACAATCAACTCGCCATAGAGAGCCTGAGTTAATACGTCGGCCAATCCGGATACACGAATATTACCTTCGGTATCGTAATTATAAGTTTCCTTCAGTATCAACTGACTCCCCTTCAGCAACTGTAGCGTACGACTGGTGCTTACGTCACTCAAAAGGATATCGGTAGCCTGTGCTACAAACTTGGTAACAAACGGATTGTTCATACGCGCATAAATTTATGATGTTTGTCGTTCTCAGGCATCTGCAGATGCGTAGCAGGATCCTTCCCTGCAGCCAGATCTCGCAGTCTCTTCATTTCATTAATCCAGTAACGCTGATCAATCGAGAGCTGTTTCAGATAAGCATTTAGCTGCTCTATCGATGGAGCGGTTTCAGTGTTACCACCACCATTACTCATAGTTAACTGCATCAAGCCGTAAGGCAGCGCCTGTAACGAGGTACGACGTCCCATCAGCGCGATAGCACCTAATACAGTAGCCATCTTTGCCGCATAATCTGCAGTACCGGTATCCGGAAGCTGCTGCAGATTACCAGGAATAAATCCTTCGCCATAAGCCTTTTCAACAAACTGCTGACTCTCCAGCAAAAACGGCAGCAGCTGTATATACAGCCAGGGCGATGGTTCTATACCTGTAAGCCAGGTTAATTCGTCGGCATTACCTATGATTACCTTCTGGATGCGCTGATAGAGCGCAGACTGATGGAAATTATCGTTACCCATCAGACAGAACACTAGGCGATCAAGCGCGCGATAATATTCTTCCAGATGAGCTCGATCGTCACGAGCCAGCTGCCACTCAAAGGGGCGTGCTTCGTTCTCTTTGTCAATCTTTACCTTGCGGCCAGCGTTTTCGTGACTGATATCGTTCAGTCGATAAAAACGCATAGTAGCCATAAAAGCCACAGCCTGCTGAGCTGCTAGCTTAGCATCACCGGTCAACCCATCGAGCGACTGCATACCCAATATTCGGCAGATATCGGTTTCCACACCTTTTATGGTGTTTTCTATCTTACTAAAATCGTTGTTAGCATAAAACGATCCTGTCAGATTGCGTAAGTCTTCAGATGTCGTAATAATCATATTATTTGCCTTTTTCTCAATTTATTTCTTTTTAAGCCGTTTTAATGCGTAATAGTCACTCAACAGCTTCTGCATTACATTCATCAGAGGCGTGTGATCCACATCTTTGGCGGTGCCGAACACACCACTCTCCCCAAGAGTATGACATATCTGTATAAGTGAACCGGCATTACTACCAGATTTCTTTGCACTATCCGATTTACCAAATAGTGGAGCAAAACAAACTTCCACTCCATCGATGGTGAATACACCGGTAGTCAAATATTCACAGAAGTAGGCAAACCAGGCATAAATTCCCCACACCTGCCAGCGCTGCATCTGTTCGCCTCGATGCTTTTTGGCGTCGAAATCATCCCAATCGTATGGCTGTAGTCGTAGCTGCTGCAGCTGCTGCATTTTCTTCGTAGCTTTAGGACGGTACAGCAAACCTGCTAATACATTAAGATGTATTTCGTCTGGCTGCTGCTCGTATTGCTTCAGGATACCCACAGCCATACGGAACTCACCAAACATGATATCGGCACCATGATCCAATGGGCCATACCAATCACGAACCTTTGGCAATCGGTTCCAGGTAGTTTTATACATCAGCGATATCTGATTACCTTCAGCATGCCATAACCATCCCAAAGTTTTAGCCAGATTACCCACCAGCAGGATATAGTTCTGGTTGTTTAGCTGCAGCTTAACACCACGGTTCTTCAGCAGCATACGAGCCGTTTCGGTAGTGATATCCAGTTCGGAATATCTGCCACCGTGGTTTACAACCTTCTGGCGTATCTTCAGCAGCTCGCGCCAGTCGGCCTCAGTCAACTCATCCCATGTATTGGGAATCTCAATATATCGTTGTTTCATACTACTGCTGGTTTGTCATTCGATCACCTGCGCTCACATTATCCTCTTTCTGGATAGTCTTGTGATAGAAGCCGAAATAAAGATCCCTCTTCTCAGGGAAGTTGATACGTAACGCATCATTCAGAGCTTCGAGCACAATCTGCTCTGGTATCACAGTATCAGCGCCATAGAAAATCTTCAAGGCGTAAAGCATCTGGCTACCAGAATCGCTCTTACCATCGATGATGATATTCGAGAGTGAGGGATTGAGGCCCATCGCGCTGGTAGTAGCACTGTCAGCCATTTTCGAGATTGCTTTCTGAGCCTCGATGTACTTATCCAGATTCAACTCAATGGGCTCTATTTTCCACGATTGCTCGTGGCCCATTTCATCTACAAAGTCCACACAGGTAAAGAACTTACCCGCATTTTCCTTACCGGCCATTACGTCGGCTATCTGTGTTGTTACCTGGTCGCGTAGCTGGTTCAGTTTCTTCTCTACCTCAGAATCCTGCCATTCGGGATAATCCTGCTCTATCTGCATACGTTTTTCCTGCCAGTAGGCCTGAGGCTCGTGTACGATGTAAGCAGCAGCTATCACATTGTCGTTAAGAGCTCGCACGATCTCAGGGATATCGTTAGCGTCCTGCATCCATGGTATCGAGCCATGGAACGAACTTATTGCATAGATATTTCTACCGAATGAGCGTAAGGCGTGATACTGTACTGCAGCTTCATGATTAGCTGGGTGCCACTTATCAAAACGAGGAAAGATCTGCAGCTGTCGCCAGCGCTCCATATCGCCTACCAGGATCTGAGTAATATCTTCCAGTTCAGGTGTACGGTTAGGATCTGGCCACACAAAGCGACAGTCGGCGCTAGGCATGCACTTCAATGAATGGATCCATGCCTTACCTATACGAACACTCTTACCACTCTGGTACAGAGTAAAGTGGCCACCCATGTGTAAGTACTCCAGTAAAGCCTCACGTACATAACGCTGATAATCCCAGGTATCAAGCCAAGCCTGCACATCAGGATCCTGGATCCATTCCTGTTGTACTTCATTGTTCTCTACCTTATGACGATATAACTGTACGCCCTGACCGTATATCAGTCCAAGCTTACGCTGCAGGATACCAGGTCCGATATTATTCTTCTCCAATAGATCGCGTATCATTCTGGGCATCTGATCATCAGGTCCCCATGGTACCACCATCACACCGGCCACACTCTGAGGATCCTTATCCCAGCTGCGCCCACTCAGATCAAAGAACGAACTAAGCGACTGTTGGTGATAATGGCCACTCATAGCCACAGCGTAGGTACCTACACTGGTATCAACCAGGCCGAACCGGCCAACGCGGTTAACAATCTTTCCGTTTCCCATTTCTCTATCATTCATAACTTTGCTGCAAATATACTATTTATAAGATGTAGTCGAAAGGACATTGCCCATTGGGGTTCAGTCACATTTCCGACAGATTTCGGAGACTTGCAATCGCAACTCGACTTGAGGGCGGGCCGGCCCGAAACGTGCGACCACAAGCCCTATTTTTCATCTACCCTCCCCAAAATGCCCTATTTATGCGGGTTTCGCGATTTTTGTCATTGAAAAACACCCTCGAAAACGGCTATTTTTGTTCAAATTATATAGGTTTATTCGCCCTTTTTAAGTCTTATTTAGGGTCTATCACCGTTTTTTTGGTAGATTTCTGCCACAAATTGGCCCATTCACGGCGCAATATCAGGTATTTAAGGGCATCGGTAAGGTTGGTACTCTCCTGAGGTAGACGTGCTGCAGGCAATCGTTCACCTCGTTTGTCCTTACGTATTTCCTTGCGGCCTGAGCGTTCATCCTTCACCACCTTTACAGGCGCATTCTCCATTTCTGCCTTCAGGTTAGGACAGTTCTGGGCGTCTATCAGCAGTACGAACAGTTGCTTCTGCAGATCGCGAGCAAACAGCGAGCTAAAGAAGTTGTACTCTGTATTCGAATAGATAGTTCCCTGGCCTAAGCTCATCAGCTGTACACGCCAACCAGTGCGATTACCATCAGCATCGTATTCTATGGCTTTTTTAATGCGCTGCATGGCGCTATTACCAACCTTCTGATAGGCATTCATAGCGCGATCGTAGTACAGTCGCAGTAGTTTGCATTTGTGGTGTTTAAAGTATGCCAGGAACTTATCAGCCAACTGTCGCTCGTTCTCTGGTGGAAGGGTGTAGAGCTCTTTTAGTACACGATACTCGCGGCCCTTCCGCTGACCAATCAATAAACTCTTCATGTTTCCATCATCCATACCACCATCTATAGGGCTATTGGTATCGAGATAGCGCAATATGGTACAATCAGGATCCCATCCGTAAGGATGCTTTTCGAGTACGTCGTTACGGGTACCATCGTGGTAGAAGTCGCGCGCTGATAGTGTACAGTAGAATTTCTGATCGGCTGTCAGCTTCTGAGGTATCGAAAGCAGGTTGGTATCAACACCTTCCAGCCCTGCAGCCATTTCTTCCTGGAAGTACTCTTCACCCAAAACATCGGCGTTTATCAGCGTAGATGCTACCATAAATAGTGTAGTATTGCAGCGTAGATCATTCCAGCGCGCCTCCCAGCGTTTCATATTACGCTCAGCTAGTTGGATAGCTCGTTCATTACAGGTCTGCAGAGCACGGGCATATTCGCGCCTACACTCATTCAGCGCCTGGCCGGTTTGTAGTAGCAGCTTTATTTTCTCCTTATCCATTAGCTTAACCAGCTTCATCACCCAGGTATATTCGCCTGCATGGTTAGGGTTAGGCATATCGGTGGTAAGGCTAAGGCTTCGGTACCAGGGGTTATCGCCATATCGGGCGCGATAACCACGTACAGCCTTGCGGATGTTGGTAAACTTAGCCTCTGGCCAGTATTTTACCTCGTCACCAAACAGGCCCACATACGAACGGCCAGCACCAATAGACGGGCGATCGAGTGACACGAAGGTAAAAGTAAAGCCGTTGTAGAACGTCATCACCTGTTTGTACTTATCGCACACATTATACATTTGGCGCTGCCACTCGATGGGAGGTATCTTATCGATAACGAAATGTATATTCTCTTCCCAGCCCAGGAACCTAAGGCCTTCGAGTACTGAGGGAATAACGTTCTGATGTAGATTGGTATAAGTATCTGTTACCCACACAAAAGGAGCTCCAGGGCATTCCATCACCGCCTGTTGTATGCGCATAGCCTGGAACTGTGTAGTCTTAGCAGATCCACGGCCAAGCACACCAATAAAGTTCTGTGGCATAGTGAGCGCTGCCACCATGGCGTACTGATTAATATAGCGGCGATTAACACCTTCACTCTCCTGTAACTTCATTGGCCAGCTCTATTGAACTATCAAGCATAGCATCGATATCTAGCGGCTTCAAACCCGCTTCCATTTCCAGGCGCTTCTGATGTTTCTTTGGAAGCGTCTTGAAGTAATCAGCCTGCAGAATAGCGCGTTTATCTGTCGCAGGAATACCTACATCCTGAGCGTTGGTACCATAGATATTTATCTGCTGATTCTTAATATTTAGCGGAACGGCATCAGCATCGCGCTCACTCAGACGTTTTAAGTCTGCAGCCACTTTAATTATCTTGGTATAGGCATCATATTCCTTGGCTGTAGCATTACTACTCGTTTGCCCAGTCTCTTCATCGAGGATGATGTGTTTTTTCTCCCAGAGGCGAGCTGCATTCATCATCTTTTCGAACAGTACATTACGCCAAGCTTCAGCGCGCACATAATCGGTAGCATAGAACAGATTAATTGCTTCGTAACAGAGGCGTTCAGACACATGGCGCGTACAACCTTTATCAGCTTTCAGCCATGCCATAGCTGCCGGTTTTCCTTCACGACGTATAATACCGGCTACAGAGAAAAGAAGATCTTCATAATCACTTTCCTCTACAGTCAACTCATCTTTAGAACCGTTAGCTATATGGTCCTGAAGCTTCAGAAAATATGAATCCTGGTATTTACTCATCTAACAGTCGATTTATCTCTTGCAACTTCATCTGGTACTCCTGCAGCTTCTGCAGGCGCTTAGCGTCGAGATGAGGTTTATCACCTTTCTTCATCTCACTGTTTACACGCCAGATGTTATTGCGGGTTTTCTCTTGTTCGCGCAGCAGCTCTTTTATACTGCATGATCGCAGCTGTGCCAGCTGCTTATAATGTCGGCACAATGGATGTTTGCCTAGCATTTTCTTATTCTGCTGGTAGTAATCCAGTTCTTTGGCTATCGCCTGTGCATCCAGGTAAGCATCCAGCAGTCGTCCAGCTTTATTTGACAACTGATCGATATCTTCGCAGTCGCGTAGCTGCTGGTATAGATCCGTATACTCGTGCCATCGAGTAATACGCTGGGTAACGAGCGCCTGCAGTTCTACAGGCACATTTGGACTATTAAGGAATGGCCAACGCTCGCGGAGCTTTGGCGCTGTTTTTTTAATAGGCACGGACTTCACGGGTTGTTGTGCAATCCGCGCCTTATTGTATTCTATCCTACTGGTAAACCTCATGCTTTAAAGCGGTTTTCGAGATAGGCTTTCAGATCCTCACTCCACGAGTCAGGGCCGATATGCATAAATTTCTTCCATTCAGCGAACTTGCTGATAGCCTCAATACTGGGGTTCTTTGACACCACAGGCAGTACGAACGGATCCTTATTCCAGTCGCCCAGAATAAAAGGTGTAAAGCCGGTAGGAACTGTGCCTGGGAAATAAGTATCCAGTATATCAATATGCGGTTGGTTGGCCTCTCCGGCTTCCTTCAGCAATACCTCCAGTGCCGACTTGTGTACCATTACAGGCATACCGGTGTTGGCTGTGATAGTATTACCCATCTTCTTTGCCTTCACCAAAGCGATATCGCTAAGCAGAACAGGATTCAGAATGATCATGTTGGCTGTCATTATGATAATACGTTCTGTCTGAACAAAGTCCAGCGATGATTTAAGCGTCTCAACATCCAAATCACCTTTTACAACCTGGATATCAGCATCTACGCCCTTCAGATTCTGCTTCACACTGCGTACAGCGATGTCACCAGCAAAATCCTCGCTTTCAATCACTATTACCGTTACAGCCTCACATCCTTTGCTGTCAGTTGGTGTTTCGGTAACTGCAGGAGTTTCAACGGTTGCAGGCGCTTCAATAGCTGCTTGCTGTTCTGATTTAGCGGAACTCTTGGTTTCATTCTTCTTTGTCATAACTAATTGATTTTCAAGTTTTACAATAAACGGCACTTATCGCGAAATAAGTGCCGCGTATGATTAAGACATCAACCAGCGATTATACACCTGATGGAACAGGGAGTCCCAGGTAGGCGTTGATATCGTTGTTATCGGTTGCTGGAATCAGAGTCTTAGCCATGATACCTACAGGATAGGTGCGCTGCTCTGTCTTCAACTCAAAATGGTTGTTATGAGCCTCGTTGGTATCCTGTTCGTTGGCAGCCTGCATCTTCAGAGGGGCGCAGGGAGTGCCATAGATCTTGGCAGTAGTAGCGCTTGGGTCGCAAGGCATAATAATAACACCCAGATTGGCGTTAATATTATTTGCCTTAAACTCTGCTACAGCCGTCTCAGTACCTGGATGGTCGGCGTTTACGTGGTGGATAAATCCGCGTGCGTATGCATCGCCCTCCACCTCGTCGCCAGCATCAATAGTGGCCTCGTTCACAAACAAACCAATAGGCGTTACACCGGTGTTCAGCTCGAAGGCAGATACTGTTACACCCTTCTCATCGCGGGTGTAGGTCTTAACCTGCTCGAAATCAAAGATGATCACCACATTTTTCTTACCCTCAGGCATTCCAGGATTGTTGCCCTGCTTGGGTACACTTACCATGCTATATGCAGCCATATTCTTAGATATTTAAATGATTAAACACTAGAAGGTGGGGCATTAAATGCCCTCACCTGTTACTGTCAGCGTGTAGCTGTCGCTACCGGCGTTGTACTCGTCGTCGCCAGCAAAGGCTGCTGTGATAACGGTCTCACCAGCTGCTACCAGAGTAACCACGCCAGTATCCTCGTTAACGGTAGCTACTGTAGTATCGCTCGAAGAGTACTTCAAAGTCTTACCGCTTGGAGTAATAGTAGCTACAGGACTCTCAAACTCCTGACCCACGGTAGCTGAAGCTGTATCGCTAGCGAAAGCAACAGTTACATCAGTCTTGGCGGCTGGAGTTGGATCTGGTGTTGGAGTTGGGTCTGGTGTTGGATCAACGGCAGGCTCCACGTCTGCATACTTCGGAGAGATGTAGGCGAAGATTGCCTCTGCCATCCAGAAGCCTGTACCTTCCCACCACTCACCAAAGATCTTAACCATATAATCCTGCTCCTGGAAGCGCAGCTTCGTATTCTGAGGATTCTGGCTCATCAGGTGCTTAAAGTTCTCCTTTGGAGTGATAAAGAAGCAGCCGGTACCACGCATACCCTCACACTCACCGAACTCGAAGTTCGAGAAGTCGATATCGTTCTTATGAGTACCATCCTGGTTCTTCAGCCACTTGTACTCTTCCAGATACTCGCGACGATAAGCGTCGGCCAGAACTGGATCGATATGTACCTTCATCTTCTTCTTGGCGTAGAGAGGATACTTGTCGCTTACCTCCTTAACGGCTGCATCGATGATGGTACGCACGTTCTTCTTAGAAGGATCGATCTGCTTACCAGCCTGCAGCCAACGAACACCTGTGAGCTTGGTAACATCCTCCTGATCGTAATCAGCCACGAACAGAGCCACCAGCTGAGTAAGGTAGCCATCCATAGTCTCCAGTGGAGTAGAAGCAGTGTACTCGCCGTGTTGGTCAGCCTCGTTCTCAACATACTTACCAATAGCCAGGGCCTGCTCGCGCTCTTCATCCAGCTTAGGGAAGATGAGCTGATACAGAATGTAGCGAACTACAGGCATTGACTGAAGCTGTGAAGCCTGCTCGTCGTACATGTAGCCCAGGATATCCTCCATAATGTCTGAAGGAATGATAGGCACGTTGATCTTACACTTGAAGTTCTTGATGGTAAGAGGATGGAACTTAGCCTTACCAGATGGAGTCCATACAGGAACGAACTGCTGCAGAACAGAGCCGACAATACTAGCCTGGTTAGCGCGAACCTCGGTCTTATCGGTCATGATGGTACTCATAAACTGAGTACTCTCAGTCTGGCCAAACAGGCCCTTCAGGATCTCCAGTCGGTTAGAATCAACGTACTTACCGAACTCCTTCTTCAGTTCCTGGGTGTCGATGGTGCTATCGCCACTGTAGGCAGCACTTACCTTGCCCTGCAGGAAGTCAACCAGATAACGGTTGTGCTTCAGGTTCAGATCCACACCAGCCTTAATGGCTGCCTGCTCGATAGCAGAAACCTCAACCTTTACACCGCCCTTATCAGCAGCCTCTCCCTCCAGTTTCTTGATGGTAGCCTGAAAGTCAACCTCAGCCTTCTCCATCTGCTCAATCTTGGCTTTCAGCTTTTTAACCTCCTCGCGGCTAGCGTCGAGAGCTAAACGCTCCTCTGCAGTAAGCGGCTGGGCGCTAGATGCATCCTCCTGATACTTGGCCAGATCTCTAACGAAACCAGCCACAAACTTCTCGCCATACTTCTCAGTCAGCTGTGCCTTCTGCTCATCAGTGAGAAAAGCCTTGCCGTCATCGTTCTTGGCGAAC